GGTGTTTCGGTTTTAGATTATCTTGACTTATATCGTAAACATACATTTGTTAGACAAGAAAGTTATAAACTAGATTATATAGGTGAAGTAGAATTAGGTGAAAATAAATTAGAGAATCCATATGATACTTTCAAAGAGTTTTATTCTAACGACTATCAATTATTTGTAGAGTATAATATTCAAGACGTTGAGATAGTTGATAAGTTAGAAGATAAAATGCAGTTGATTGCTTTACACTTAACTATGGCCTATGAAGCAAAAGTTAATTATCAAGATGTATTTGGTCAAGTTCGTATGTGGGATACAATTATATTTAATTATCTAAAAGAGAATAAACTTGTTTGTCCTGCTGTAAATGAAAACGAATATTCTGGTGGTTATGAAGGTGCATATGTAAAAGATCCAGTTGTAGGTTTTCACGATTGGATTTGTAGTTTTGATTTGAATAGTCTATATCCTCATTTGATTATGCAGTATAATATATCTCCTGAAACAATGGTCGGGTTTGAACCTAATTCTGTAAGTGTTGAAAAAATGTTAAATCAAGAATCTGATTTATCTCATTTAGATGGTTGTACCATAACACCAAACGGTGCTCAGTTTCGTACAGACAAACGAGGTTTTCTTCCTAAGTTGATGGAGAAACTTTATAAAGAACGAGTTGTATATAAAAAGAAAATGTTAGAAGCAAAATCTTTGTATCAAGAAACTGGTGATAAAAGATTATTAAATGATATCGCTGCTAACCATAATATTCAACTTGCAAGAAAGATTGCTTTGAATAGTGCCTATGGTGCTATCGGCAATCAATACTTTAAATATTTTGATGTAAGACACGCTGAAGGTATTACAAAGGCAGGTCAACTTGCGATTAGATGGATTGAAAGAGACGTAAATAATTATTTAAATAATTTACTTAAAACTAAAAACGTAGTTTATGTTGTGGCTTCTGATACTGATTCTATCTATGTAAAACTTGGTGCAGTTGTAGATAAAATATTTAAAGATAAATCTGATACAAGAAAGATTGTAAAAGTTCTAGATAAATTTTGTGAAGAAAAATTACAAATTGCAATTGATAAGAGTTATGATAATCTTGCTAAATATGTAAAAGCATTTGACCAAAAAATGATTATGAAACGAGAAGTAATTGCAAACAAAGGTATCTGGACTGCTAAGAAAAGATATATCTTAAATGTTTATAATGAAGAAGGTGTTGATTTGAAAGAACCTAAATTAAAGATTATGGGTATTGAAGCAGTTAAGAGTTCAACTCCTGCCCCTTGTCGTATCAAGATTAAAGAGGCATTGAAAGTAATTATGAATAAAGATGAAAATGCTTTGATACAATTTATTGATGAGTTTAGAACACATTTCAAAAAGTTACGACCAGAAGAAATTGCTTATCCTCGTTCATGTAATAATCTTAAAAAGTATTCTTCATCAACAGACATATATCAAAAGTCAACACCAATTCATGTGAAAGGTGCTCTACTGTATAATAATTTACTAAAGAAAAACAAATTAAGAAAGTATGAAGTAATACAAGAAGGCGATAAGATTAAATTTATTGTTTTAAAAGAACCTAATCCATTAAGAGAAAAGGTGATATCTTTCCCAACACACTTACCAAAAGAATTTAATCTACACCAATATATTGATTTTGATGAGCAGTTTGACAAGTCATTTTTAGAACCATTACGATTTATTGTCAATGCAATCAACTGGAATTTTGAAAAACAAGCAACCCTGGATAACTTCTTCTAATGAAAGAAAACGCATTTACACACTATATTAGAGATAATACACTATATAACCGTCTCATAGCCGCCGCTACAGACGGAAAACTACCTGTCTTGACATCAAGTATCTTCGAAAAAATGAACGCTGAGTACGGAAAAGAGAAGATGAGAACACACTTGGCAGACTATATTGCTAGTGAAAGACCAGTCTTTCCTCTCAAAGAAATTACAAAAGAAGATATGAGAACAGCATTTGCCAATCTTAAAAAGTTTGATACTAGTACCATTTGCATTCCTAATGAGCAAGTAGAAAAAGAAGTATTTGAAAAGTATGATGATTACAAATACTCTTATAGTAAGTGGGGTCTTGGCTTAATAAATGGTGCTAGTACCTTTAATGATGTAAGTAATTATTTCATGCAAGATTTGAGATTAGAATGTAGTAGTTATGGCTTTCGAGCACCTAAAGAAGTTTGGGAGAACGGTGATGCCTATGCTATCTGGAAATGCCTAGGACCCATATGGCGAGGTATAAATGGAGTTAAACTTACAAAGATAAAAGAATTAGATGGTACTGAAACAGAGAAACTAGTCGGTGGTCAGTTAGATGAAAAAAGTTATATATCAGCATTTAGATTAGGTACTTATATTGCAACACAATTTAAACCTGTCGTTGCAAAGGCAATCTATGATATCACAAATGCTAAAACTGTATTAGATACAAGTTGTGGTTGGGGTGATAGACTTGCAGGTTTCTTTGCTTCAGACGCTGAAGAATATTATGGCTGTGATCCTAATCCTAATACTTACCAAAGATATCAAGAACAGATTGCAACATATAATAAATTTTTAGATAAACCTAAAAAGGTTCACATATGGAGATGTGGTGCTGAAGATTTACCATATCACAAACTACCAAAGATTGATGTTGCATTTACAAGTCCACCATACTTCTCTACCGAACAATATAACAAAGGTGGGGAACATCAAGAGGACCAATCATGGCATAAGTTCAACGAGTATGATAAATGGCGTGATGAGTTTTATTTACCAGTTGCAGAAAAAACTATGGAAGTATCTAAGTTCATGTTTGTAAATATTATGGATCCAAAGATACACGGTATTAGATATCGTTCTGGCGATGAATTGGTAGATAAGTTTAAAGATAAATTTCTTGGTCAGATTGGCATGAGAATTATGCAACGACCAAAATCAGATACATTATTTAAAGATGAGCAAGAAAAGGCAGACTTTATGAATAAGATGTTTATAGAAAATGTTTGGTGTTTTGGACCAGAAACAGACCTATTTAAAAATTCAAGAAAGGCAACTTTAGATGAGTTCTTTGCTTGACAAAAAATTATATATAGTGTATAATATAAATCAAAATGACAGTAACAGTTTATTCTCGAACAATAGATGGCAAGAAAAAAAGTGAGTGGGAGTTTCACTCTACATATATCGATGGTATGCCAGGCGGTAAAAAAAGAGAAGTAGAATATGCTGGTAATTTTAAACAAAGAGAAAATGACAAAGAATATAAAATAGAGGTAACAGATAATGAGTGATTTTTTGAAAGACATAATTAAAGAAACTGGTAATGAATATGCTAGTTTAGTATCAGATGGTGCGTCAGGTGACGTAACAGATTTTATTGATACAGGTTCTTATATATTCAACGCATTATTAGGTGGTGGTATAAACAAAGGTTTACCATCAAATAAAATAACTGCTATTGCAGGTGAAAGTGCTACGGGTAAAACTTTCTTTGTACTAGGTATGTGTAAACATTTTCTAGACCAAAATCCTGATGGTGGTGTTATATTCTTTGAATCAGAATCAGCAGTATCAAAAGAGATTATTGAAGAACGACAAATTGATAGTAGTAGAATGGTTGTAATGCCAGTAACTACTGTTCAAGAATTTAGACATCAATCATTGACAGTATTAGACAAATATATTGCTCAAGATAAGTCTGAAAGAAAACCATTATTGCTTGTATTAGATTCTTTAGGTATGTTATCAACAACTAAAGAAATAGAAGATACACAGGCAGGTAAAGAAACAAAAGATATGACAAGGGCACAGATTGTTAAAGCTGCCTTTAGAGTATTAACATTAAAACTAGGTAAGGCAAAAGTTCCCCTTATCATAACAAATCATACTTATGATGTTATCGGTAGTATGTTCCCAACAAAAGAAATGGGTGGTGGTTCTGGTCTGAAATATGCAGCTAGTTCTATCGTCTATCTTTCTAAGAGAAAAGAAAAAGACGGAACAGAAATTATTGGTAATATTATTCATTGTAAAAATTACAAGTCCAGATTGACAAAAGAAAATAAAGTAGTAGATGTTCGTTTAACTTATGATAAAGGTTTAGATAGATATTATGGCTTATTAGATTTAGCATTAAAACATAATATATTTAAATCAGTATCAACAAGGGTAGAATTGCCAGATGGTAGTAAAACATTTGGTAAAACAATTAATAATAATCCTGAAAA